AAATATGCCTTGGCGATAAGCGGTCTGGCCAGCCTGTGTGTAAATTTCAGCTTGAAACCTGCCGCCGCGCATTGCCGCGTCTGCATCAGCAAGTATTGTTGAATATTCTCTACCGGCCGCAGTATCATTTGCAGCTCGTACAATGTCGGGCGACCCGCCAAATGGATCTACGCCACCGGCATAAGCCCTGGCCGCCAAAGCCGCATTAGTAGATCTAAGCCTGCGTAGTATGTCGTTTGACCGTTGCTGGTATTGCACGGCTCTACGCTCACCCTCAATTGTTGCTTGCTTGGCTTGAAGGTTATATTGAGCTTTGGCCGTAACACCTTGCTGATAAGAACCGTAAGCCGACATAAGACTAGCTGCGGCAGCGGCAGCCGTAATCGGATCATTCTGAATCTTGCTAGACCCCGGAGGGTTTAGTGGGTCACCTAGCGGGATGCCGGCAACCTGTACGTCCCATCGCGACATTCTCATATTAAGTTCCTTGATGTACTGACATTTTGTACTCTAAGCCAAGAAGGATCATCTTCAATGGCTCGTCTTGCTCAATCGTAATCTGCCCGTCTTGGGTGTAGCCCAAAATACCGTGTAGCGTTTTGGTGCCAGTAAACTCTTGGATGGCCTCGTCTAGTATGCCGGCACCCAGTTCCCTAAACGGAATCAGCACGTCGTTAATCTTCATATACTGCGTATCTTTGACGATAGCATTTACCTCGACAATCCGCTTGCGGAAGCCTAGGCGTGAGCCAGACGAGATCTTCAACTCGGCAGGCATAGTCACCATCTTGACGTTGTAGTTCAGCCCAACCTGGTACGACGTTACAGAGTTGCGCGGGAAGTACACAGCACCACCTGAAGGTACAGTCTGGTTAGGTTGCAACGCACCATCAAGAATAACCTCTACTGACTTGGCCACAAGGTGAGCCATAGATACGGATGGCGATGCGCCACCAGTCTTACAGCAATCCGTCTGAACGTCGTTGTCAAACGTCTCAACATAATACTGAGTCGTACTATTTACCGTACGCTTTACCACAGCATAGATCGTAGTAATGTCTACGCCTACGTCTACAAACTCGCCGTCAGTAACCCACTCAGATGGGGCAATGACGTTCTGAGCGCGCAGTAGCGAGAACACCGCCATAGTGCCGCCCGTGCTATTGACGATCATTAGCAGGTCGTTTTCATCGGTTGCTACTGACCGACGAAGTGCCATTCGTGTTGGCCCTTTGAGGAGGTGTCCGGCCAGTAGCGAAATCTTGGACGACACGTATGTCGCCTGAGTATCTGTATATACAAATTCGTTTAGCGACTTGCCTTGGCGCTGTACGTACAATGTACCGCTTTCAAGCTGCTGAACCCGGATGCCTTCTTGGCACCCGTTACGAGTGACCGCCTTCATAAAGAAGTTGGTCGGCGTGATTGGCTCTAGCCCTTCTTGCGGACAAAAGAACTCACCGCCTGTCGTAAAGACCTGAAGATCTCGGCCAGACGTGAGGTCAGTGATTGCGTTAAACGTGTTCGTGTCCAATGTGGCTTCCACTGCGTCATCGTCTAATCCTTCCGTAGCTTCAAAGTCAAAGAATAGTCCTACCTTAGAACCCCATACGGTTGATGGCCGCGACTTGCTGCCGCCAAAGTACAGGCGCCCTTCGTGGAAAGTAACCGACCGTGGCCAGCCTTTACCTGCCGACCAGACGTTCTCGTAGCCAGACTCGTATTCCCATGAGCCACTGGCAATGGCCGACGTGTTAAAGAATGGGAACTCGGTTATAGCCTGGACTACGGTTGCGCTTGTGTACTGCACAATCTTTGCCCGACCTTGTGGGCTAGCGTTGACGTACTGGCCAACGGATGCCGCGCTAAACGGCGTGCCTGCTGAAGCGGTCAGGGTTATCTTGCCAGATACGGCAGACGGGGTCAGCGTGCCAGTAGGATTAGAAGTTGACAGAGTGAACGCATACTTTGGAATTGAGTCAAAGCTTAAAGCAGATGCCGTCCAGTCTGCGTCTGTTGCGCCGCGCACAAGCTTGACCGGGTTGATATCTGGGTGGCAGACGATCAGCGTGTCAGCCGACTGAGTCCACGTAATCCTGGCCAACCGAGCTCCGGTCAAACCAACGGACGACGTGCTCAGGTAATCAAGCGTACCGCCGTTGATATCCAATACCTGAGCGCCAGCCTTAAAGACATACATACGCTCATGGGTAAAGCAGAGCATATAGGAGTCAGAGGTTGAGAACTCAAACGGCACCAGGCGCGTACCGTTGCCGGCAGACGGGGTACTGGAGTTTGGCAGGTCAACTACATACTTTGTGCCTGGGCGACGGCGTGCGCCACCTTGCGGCTGAATCACTACGTTTGTGGCTTCCTCTAGCGCATTGGCATAGGCTGCTAGATCAACCCTAGCCCGAAGCAGCGGATCAAGCTCGCCTGTCGAGAAGTTGGTCTGAACGCTTACAAACCGCGCCATTAGAACCTCACGTCAACTAACGGGAAATCTTCAATAACAGGAACCGGCTGACCCTGACCGTCAATGGTCGTAGCCACCCGCATATAGCCACCCCGGCCATTGTCCGCTGCCGTACCAACGGCCACAGACTGCCAATAGTTAGCCTTCTCGATCTGGTCTGTAATGGGCAAAGCTAGGTGCCAAGCCATCATGTACTTCATAAGTTGCACAAAGTAGACGGGCATTTCGTACTCTTGCACGTCATACGGGTAGTCAATATAAATGCTAGTTTCGTCAGTCAGGAGCTTGTCGCCAAGGATTCGATAGTTACGGATCGTTGGGGAACCTGGCGTGGCGCTAACCGTCACAGCCCTAGGCAAGCCAATCCGGTCGCCTGGGAGCTGGTACTGGTATTTGTACTCGGTCAGAGGCGTAGTCAAGAGCTGCGCCAAAGCAATCTTCTTGAATACAAAAGACCACGGATAAATTAGAAGGCGCTCTTTCTTAATGTCCTGGTACAGGGAATCGGCAATGTTTGCCTCATCTGTGCCTTCCGTAAATGATGAGATTGGCCTGGCGCCAAGCATTTGCAGTGCAGCAGAGCATATCTTAATCGCGTTATCACCGGCGGCCATCGTTAATCCCCAATACGGTTATTGCTGAGATATCGCTATTTGTAATGGTTAGTTGCCAAAAAGGGAAGTGTTGTGTTAATACTTCCTGCCACCAATCCAAAGGTTTTACGATTAAATGTGCGTTTCGGCCATCGGCCAAGACCTTTGCTGCCGGCCTGGTCGAAATCACTAGGTATACCGCCTTGTCTGCATAGCCCCGGATATCTACCAAGACATTGGTCAGCAGGTCTGGCTCAACGTGCTCTAGCACGTCACAGCAGGCCACCATGTCAAAAGCACCCTCCGGCCTTACTGAAAATTCAGGCACGCAGGGATCATATGAATATGCCGGTAGATATTCCCGCATACTGCCCTTTCCGCACCCGTAGTCCAGCAAAGTCTTAGACTCAGTCTCGGCCATAAAGTCGGCAATCTTGTCGTATAACGCCTCCCTTCGGCGGGAGCCGTACTTGGGATTCTTATGAAGATGCTCATTCAAAGACTGGTATTCTTTGGAAATTAGCATGGTTTTCCTAGTATTTTCTGGGTAGCGCCTGACATGGAGTATATGCCCTCAGTCAACCCTTCCTCTTGGTGGCGCTTGAGCAAGTTCAGCCAGTGCTCAATCTGACTTGGCTTGGCGTAGCCTTCGTGCTGGCTATACCCGTTTGGGTATCCTTGCGCATACTTTTGGTCATCAGACGATAATCCTATACCGGCCATTATGACCTCTTGCAATCCCATGCCATGCCGAGCCCATAGAGCACCCGCCACGCCGCTAGAACCTACGGCGAAGGGCAGACTAGGCCAAAGGTAGTCAATGGCGTCATAGGCTTCTTTAGAGCTTGGTATTCCGTTCTTTACGCCAACCTGGAAATTCCGTGGTCGGGCATGAACCCAGATGCGCCTATTGACTGCCGCCTTGATCTTGAGGGTCATCTCGCCGTGCTGAGTCCAGGTATGCTCAATCTCTGGGACGACTGATCCGGCAAATTTTACCCCTAGGGTTACAGCGTCTGGCCTTAGCCTACGCGCTTTTTCTAGGTCTACAAAAAGAGAAGGGGCTGCGCCACACAAGATGGCACAACCCCTATGCTTGGTAGGGTAATCCCTATCCAATTAGTCGCTGTCGGTAGCGCTGATAGTTGTACCGTCAGTTACGTCAACCACGCCGCTGGCGTTGCCATTGACATAGGTCAATACCAAAGAGCCAGATGAAGCGGTCGAATAAACAAAAATGATGTCGCCAACAGACAGAACGCTGGACAGGTCGTTGAAATACCCGGAGGTATTAACATCGGTCTGTGCGTCAGCCGTCTTGTAGAGGTACATCGAAGGTGCGTTTCCAGCCTTGGAAGCGCATACGGTTACGAAGCCAGTTGCAGAATAAGCCATTTGTCTATCTCCTTAAACGTCAGTAGTTTGGACTTCGACAATACCCTCTGCGTCGATGGCAATTGCACCGGCTGAGAACACAGCGTTTACCAAGAAGCTGGTTTTCTCAGGGATGTAATTGATCTCTGTGCGTGGAGCAATACCCTCTGCATAGCCAATTGCGTCGCGGTGGAAAGCCCACAGTTTGCGCTCAGACGATGCAATAGGCAGGCCGCCTTCGTCACGGTCACCGATTGTGTGGAAGGTAAAGCCGAGGAACGTATTCAACTCGCCCGACACTAAAGCGCGGACGGTGTTGAAATCAGCCGAAGTAACAGCCGTCTCAGCCAAAAGGCTTGCCAAGCTGTTAGCATGGATAATCATGTGACGGCCTTCCATCGGGACATTGTTCTTGTCCAGACGCTGTTTTGCAGCACGGAGCTTAGCTACGTTTAAGCCTGTGTCCGTACCACCCTCGTCCTCAGTAACGATCAATGACGTGCTAGAAGCAGCCAAAGCGTTGAGGATGAGCTGGTCTTGACGACGGCCAATGGCGTTAGCAACAACCTTAACGAGCTCGTTGCGCTCGTCGAAGTTGACTTTAGCCTGCGAGAAAATGTCGCTGTACTCTGCTGCGTTCCAGTCCTGGAGCGTGCAGGTTACAGTTGAGAATCCCACGTTCATGGGAGTTACGTCAGACTGGGGAACGCGAGCAGTCGCAATACCCTTACCGACTTTTGGGAACTTAACAGTTGAGCCTTCAACACCCCGACGCTGACGAACAGCAGGAACCAGTTTAGCAACACCCTGGTAAGCCTGTTTAACTTCAGCATCAAAGAGCGTTACAAAGGCATTTGACAATGAAACAGCCATTTGAATCTCCTTGAAAGTTAAAAAAAGTTTCGTCGCTTCGGTTAGCCAGACAGGCGTCTGGGCCTACTGCTTGCGCTTTACGAGCGCCAATCGCTAGTTCCCTAGTGGTCAAGGGCCGGTGTTCTGGTATGCCTTAATGCGATTTGTAATGGTTATGATTCGCATTTGCAATAGGGGTTCAAAAAAAATCCCCCTAGCCGGAGTCAGGCTAGAGGGACTAAAGCCACGAAGGAGAGTGGCGAGGAGGAAAATGTTGCCTGTATTTTAACCGAAGTGCTGAGAAAACATCTTCTCAACCTTGGCTCGATATGCTGCGTCGCTCTGGTACTTAGGATCGGCAACCATAGCGTAGAGCTCGTCCTTGCTGGCCACCCCGTCTACCGGCGCTGAGTTCACAGGAATCTTGATATTCTCGTAAGACTCGCGCAGCTTGAGCATCATCTTCAAGCCTTTGGCTGTACCAGCCGCATACTTGAACTCGTCAAAGTCATCCTTTGAGAAGATACCCTTGCGGACTAGGCCGGATGCCCAGTCAACCGCACCCTTAATCATGGCGTCAGCATTTGGGCCAAGAGCTCTGCGCTCTTGCTCAACGCTCATGCGAACCTGCTGTTGCTGGTCGCCTGCCATAGCCATGTAATCGCCCACTAACTTATCCAATGCCGATTGGCTGACCCCATACTCTTGCGCCCAGTTTAGTACCGTGGTGCGCAATGGGTCATCTTCTGGCGTGTCGCCAAAAGAGGATAGGTCGTACTTACCGTCTACCGGAGCCTTGTGCTTGCCCTGGCTGATCTGCTTGCGCAGGTCTTGCCAAGACTTAGCAATAGCCTCTAGGTCTGGTGCCGCCTCGTCTTTTTTCCAGAAGTTCTCTGGCCACCAGTCGGGACGCTCTAACGGCTCGTCGTCATCCTCCTTGGGCGCCAAATGATCAATCTGGGTCTTAGTCGTGTCTACCTGCTGGCCCTGCTCATCGGCTATTGTTACGCCGTCGAGTAGGCCAGCTTCTTGGCTTTCGCCTTGAGCGCTGGGCTCGCTTGCTTGGGTTTCCATTTACAGGTTCCTTGCTTTGGTTATCCG